TAATTTTGGTCTTGCGGTTGTGTACGATGAAAACAAAAATGTAGTACTTCCAACAGCTTCAAGCACAGCAGATCAGTTTATTGGCGTAGCTTCAAGAGAAATTAACACAGCACTTAACTATCTTGAACAGGGCGTTGGACAGTATGCGCCCGGTGATGCGGTTTCCGTATTCCAGAGAGGCGCAATCAACGTAAAATGTCAGAACGGCACACCTAAAATCGGTGCTGATGTATATATTCGTGTTAAAGCAAATACAGTATACCCTAAAGCTGTTGTCGGTGGCTTTGAGGCAGTTTCAGACACAACAAACAGCGTAAAAATCACAAACGCACAGTGGGCAGGTTCAGCAGATGCAAACGGCATTGCAGAGCTTAGAATTTTAACAATGATTAATGCTTAAGGAGGCGGTATGAATGTTTAAAAATGTAGGAACAATCAATTCAGCACCCGTTGTTTCAAAGGGCATGGGCAACGGCGGCACTTTTACAATGGATGAAGCTGGCATTGCCTCTGGCGGTGCTTTTTTAGTATCAGAGCTTGAAAAGCGTGACCCTCTTATTAGAAAGCCACTTACTTCTCTTACTTATCCAAGGGATATTAATATCAACGTTGGTGGTGGCTGGGTTGACTTTGTATCAGCAATGTCGGTTGGCTATGGCTTAACAGGCGGATCAGAAAACGGTCCGGTTTCAGCAGGTGGCGCAAACGGGCTTCCTATTGTACAGGCTAATGTTGATAAAGGTGTGTATAAAGCACATGTATTCGCAACTGCCTTAAGAATTATGTTCGTTGATATGCAGAAATCAAACTATATCGGCAGAAGTCTTGATCAGCTTCTTACAGACGGTGTAAGACTTGCGTATGATAAGCATATGGACGCTAATGTTTACGTTGGTCTTTCTGATTATGACACAACAGGTCTTGTAAATAACCCCGATGCAGTAGAAACGACAGTTGCAAACAACAGCGCAGGAACATCTTCAAAGTGGGCGGATAAAACACCTGAAGAAATCTTAAAAGATATCAACAACGCAATAACACAGGTTTGGACGGTTGCTGAATATGATACAGAAGCAATGCCTAACCATATTCTTTTACCCTATGAACAGTATACATATATTATGAATACACCAGTAACAGCGCTTGCAACAGAAACAATTCTTGATTTTGTGCTTAGAAACAATGTGGCTGCTAAAAATGGCGGTAATCTTTACATTGGCGGTGTTAAATGGTGTAAGGGCGCAGGAACAGGACAGAAAGACAGAATGGTCGTTTATGTAAATCACGAACGTTATGTAAGCGTTGACGAGCTTGTGCCGATGACAAGAGCTATGACACAGCCTAATGCAACTAATTTCTGCTATGACACAACATACGCTGCCAACATTTCAGAGGTGCAGGTGTTCTATCCTCAGACAATCGGATATTTTGACGGTATTTAAGGGGTGGCTTTATGATTATAATGTGCAAACGAAATGTTACAATTCCCTCGCCTGATGGTAGAACAGGCAAGTATATACCAAAGGACTATATCGGCACGATTGACAAATGGGTTGCTGAAACTAAGTACTTTAAAGAGCTTGTTTCAGACGGCAAGATTGTTATTACCGAAACCACAAAGGATAAAGTAATTGATAAGGCTGTTGAAGCACCCGTTATTGATAACACAAGAAAAACAAGAAAAAAGGCATAAAGGAGGTGCGGGAAATGTACTACAACAAAACGCAGTTTTTTGGTGTTCGTGAGCGTGCTTCAAACATTGGCACTGAAAAAGGAAATTATACAGCGGAATTATTTAAACAGACTTTCCCGCAATTTTTTAATGCTTATGGCAAGTGTTTAGTTCCTGAAAAGGTCTTATTAATGTTTATCAACAGAGCAAACACAGCAATAACGCCCGATAAATGGGGTGATGCGTGGGAGTATGCTTCGGGTCTGTATGTGGCGCATTTTTGTAGTATGTTTTTAAGTACATACGCTGAATTCTCTGCAACGCCTTCACAGGCAGTGGCTACTGGTGGTTTAGTCGGCGTTGTCAAGTCTGCAACATTGGGTGATAGCTCGGTGACGTATGACACCGATGCCTTAACAAAAGCAACAGCCGATTGGGGAAGTCTTAACTCAACTAAATACGGTCAGATGTTAGCAACAGAGGCAAGGCTAATAGGAATGGGGGGAACATACGTTATATGAATTATGCGGATTGGTATACCGATAAAATGGAAATATGGCGCAACGCCCCAAAAATCGAAGATGGTTTAACATCATATGCACGCCAAAAGATTGCGAACAACGTCCCTTGCCGTATTTATTTGAGCGACAGTCAGCCAATAACAATGGAGCAAACAGCCTCACACGTTAAGCAGAATGATAAATTAATGTGCGGTGTCGATGTTGATATAAAAGCAGGAGATCAGTTAATAATAAAGCGTGGCGGTGGCTTGGGGTATTCCACAACCACCATTCGTGCTTTTGCCGCTGAACCTAATTATTATTTTGAACCCTTCGGTGCAGTAATGCCCGATTTATCTCATATTGAAGTCAGATTGCTTCAAGAAGAAAGGGTGTAGGCAAATGGCAGATTATACACTTAAAACACGAGCAGAGGCATTAAAGAAGAATTTAGAAGGGTTAGATAAAGAGCTTGCCAATATTGCGAAGGGTGCAACTATGCGAGCAGTTGAGAAAGCCGCAGAATTAACGCCACCGACAACTAATGATTTATCGGGTACAAATACACGAACAGGTTCTTTAAAGCAGCATTGGGCAAAGGATAGCAAAATAAAACCGGTTAAAAAAGGCAATGACTTTGAAACACAGCTTGCCAATAATATGGAGTATGCCTCATATGTTAACAATGGGCATAGAATGGACAGGCACTTTGTTCCTGGTCTTGTAATAAACGAGTATAGCGGAATGTTTGAATACAATCCAGACGGCAAAGGCGGTATTGTTGTAGGCACAAAAACATCTTATGTTGAAGGCTTGTTTATGGTCGATAAAGCGATTGAAGAATATAATCGAGTTGTAAAAATGGAAACGAAAAAACTGGTAAAGAAGGTGAGCAAATGAATTTTACTGTTAATACAATATCTAAATCATTAGCAACCTATTTAAAACCGTTATTGCCGAATATAACATTTTTGCAGAATCCGACACAGCAAAATGAAGATAACTTGCCTTGTATGTTTTTACAACAGAGGTATTCAAACATTGAATTACAGACAGGTGGTTATTATTACCGCAAAATTGGTCTTGATTTAACATATCTTGAGAACTATAACCTTGTTAATTTACAGGAGTTATATCAACAGGTTGCTGAATTTCTTGATTTAAATATGGAGTGCTTTCCATATTCAGACGGCGAGAATGCTGAAAAAACGATGATAAGAACATACAACAGAGAATGGCGAATTGATTTAGATGCACTGCACTATAAATTTGAAATACGAGAGAGGGTTGTAATACCCACTCAAGAAACAAAAATGCAAACCATCCAAGAATTAAACGAGGAGGTTAATAAATGAAAACAGAAAAAAAGACATATTCACGAGAGGCGTTATTAAATAGTAAACGCTTTGCTTATGTTCAAAAAGACTTTTTAAAAGCTATTTTGACGGATGAATATTACACAATAGAAGAAGCCGAGGAGGCAATCAAAAAAGTGTTAGGAGGTGTTGAATAATGGCTGGTGGAAACTGGACAACACAGAATAAAATAAGACCAGGCGTTTATATTAACTTTGATAGCAAAACACAGCTTGAACTGTCAGTTGGTCAGCGTGGCGTGGTTGCTATCTGCGAACCGATGAGCTGGGGACCTGTTGGAAAGATTATGAATATTGAGTCGGGTGTTAATACAACGCCTTACTGCGGTTATCCCATTTATGCGCCACAGGCATTATTCTTAAACGAAATTTTTAAAGGCAGTAACAGAACAAACGGCCCAACACAGGTACTTTTATATAGACCCGCTGCTGATAGCTCAAAAGAGGCAACAGCAACAGCGGATACACTTACAATTACTGCATTATATCCCGGCGTTCGTGGAAATGACATTTCAATTATTATAGTTGAAGATGTCGATAACACAGGCGTATTTACCGTTAAAACAGTTGTAGATGGAGCGGTTGTTGATACACAGACAGGCAAGGTTGTTTCAGACCTTAAGGCGAATGACTGGGTTAAATTCAGCGGCACAGGCGCACTTAAAGCAACAGCAGGAACACCGCTTAAGGGTGGTGCAGACGGTACAGTGCAGAACGCAGCATACACAACATTTTTAACAGCACTTGAGGCATACAATTTTGATGTGCTTATTTATGACGGTACAGACAATACAACAATGCTTGCAATGCAGAATTTTGTTGATAGGCTTGTTACAAAAGAGGGTATGTACTGCCAGCTTGTGGCTTCAAATATGACAAACCCCGATGATAGATTTTGCATTAATGTCAATGTCGGTTCAATCGTGCTTGATAACGGCACTACTATTACTCCACAGCAGGCTTGCTGGTGGATTGGTGGAGCAGAGGCAGGGGCACAGTATAACCAGTCTTTAACCTATGCACAGTATCCGCACGCCGTTGACGTTACGCCACGAATGACAGGCGAGGAAATAGAAGCATCAATCCTTGCAGGACAGCTTACACTTGTACCCTATGATGGAGCCGTTAAAGTGGAAACCGATATTAACTCACTTGTGACATATACAGAAAACATTTCAAAGGTATATCGCAAGAATAGAATAATCCGACTTTGCAACACAATAGCAAATGATATTTATCAGCAGTTTTCAAAATCATTTATCGGCGTTGTAAATAACAACGAAGTCGGCAGAGCATTATTCAAAAGCGTTATTGTTGGGTATTTAATCACAGTGCAGAACAATCAGGGTATACAGAACTTTGATGCGGAAAAAGACGTTGAAGTCCTTCCCGGTAATGATATTGATAGTGTTGTTATAAATCTTGCTATACAGGCAGTAGATGCCACCGAAAAGATTTATATGACAATTACAGTTGCTTAAAAGGGAGGTGGAAATATGTCTTATTTACTTGCAAAAGATACAATAAACGGTGCAGAAGGCAAAATCTTTATTACTGTTGACGGACAGAATATAGAAGTTGCTTGCATGAAAAACATACAGACAAACGCCGAAATTCAGGGAAATGATATGCGTGTTATTGGCACTCGAAAAATTCAGAATAAAGCAAACGGCGCAAAGCTTACAGGCACAGGCAATATTTACTATGGCTCAAACCTGTTTACTGATATGGTGCTTGAATACATCAACAACGGTATTATGACACAGTTTGACATCCAGATAACTAACAATGACCCAACAACAACAGTCGGCAGTCAGGTAATGGCTTATTATGGATGTCAGCTCACAGGCACTATTCCGCTTTCAATCTTAAACGATGAAGAAGCTATGCTTAACTATGACTTTAACTTTACTTATACAGATGTAGCAAGAACACAGTCGTTCAACAGCCCTGTTGAGCTTGGTAATTAATAGGAGGGAATAAACAATGAGTGAAGATTTATATGCTTTTTTACATCCGATAAAGCCCGAAGAAATCACAGAAGAAATTGTAGTTTCTGAAAGATTTAAGGATAAAGACGGTAATGTAATTCCTTTTAAAATCCGTGCATTAACAAAGGGCAAGGTTGAGCAGTTAGCACGCAAGTGCAGAGCAAAACACGCCGGCAAAGACTTTGATATTGATGTTGAGCTTGGAAATGCAATGATCGTTGAAGCCACTGTTAGACCTGATTTCAAAAACGCAGAGCTTTGCAATGCTTACGGCACACTTGACCCAATAGAAGTGGTTTCAAAGATGTTGCTTTTTGGCGAGGCTAATAAATTAGCTGATGCAATCGCTAAGTTATCAGGCGCGGATAAAGGAATTGACGTAAAAAACTAATTGACGAGTCCGACCCGGATTTTTTAGGAGCGTACTACTGCTTTGTAAATTTCGGTTGGACTCCATCTTTTTATACCGATTTACCATATAATGAAAGACTAATTATCTTAAATTTTATTCTACGAGATTTAGAAACACGACAAAAAGAGAGAGAGGAGGTGGATAAGATTGGCAACAATATCTGAAACTTTGAGATTAAATGATGCGTTCTCAAGTGTATACAAGCAGTATCTCGGCTACACCGAAAGAGCGGAAACATCAACTTCACGCTTGATGTCAACAGTTAAAAACCTTGCAGGAGCGTATTTAGGCTTCCAAGGCGCAAAGAAAATGCTTGAGCTGTCGGACACCGTTTCAAGTGTAACAGCACGTTTAAACAATATGAACGATGGCTTACAGACCACAGCAGAGTTAAACAATATGATTTTTGCCTCGGCACAGCGTTCACGGGGTTCATATCTTGAGACAGCCAATCTTGTTACACAGCTCGGCTCAATGGCTAAAGATGCGTTTTCATCGTCACAGGAAATAGTAGCTTTTGCCGAATTATTAAATAAACAGCTTGTTATTTCGGGTGCAAGCGGTTCAAGTGCGAGTGCTGCCATATTCCAGCTTCAACAGGCTTTAGCATCCGGCGTTTTACGAGGCGAGGAATTAAACTCGGTGCTTGAACAAGCTCCCGTTATCGCACAAACAATCGCTGATTATTTAGGTGTATCAATGGGTGAACTGCGAGAGTTAGGCAGTCAGGGCGCAATAACAGCAGATGTTGTAAAAAATGCTATGTTCTCGGCAGCGGACGAGACAAACGCAAAGTTCGCAGAAATGCCAATGACGTGGTCACAGGTATTTACTACATTCGGCAATTATGCAATTCAAGCGTTGCAGCCGCTTTTAACGGCGTTGTCGTGGCTTGCTAATAATATTGAAATAATCGGTCCGCTTGTTTTGGGTGCGGCAGGAGCATTTGCAGTATTCCAAATAGCGGCGCACTGGACGAAAATAGCAAAGATTGCAACAACGGCTTATAATTTTGCAGTTGACTTTTTATCGCTTGCCTATGGCGTTTTAACAGGCTCAACAAAGGCAGCATCGGCGGCAACATTGCTTTTTAACAGTGCGTTGCTTGGTTCACCGATAACATGGGTGGTAATGGGTGTCATGCTGTTAGTCGGTGCACTATACGCAGGGGTGGCAGCGTTCAATCATTTTTCTGGTTCATCGGTTTCAGCAACAGGAATAATAATGGGTGCGGTCTATACGTTAGGTGCATTTGTTTATAACATTGTTGCAGAAATGTGGAACCAGTTTGCGGTTTTTGCAAACTTCATAGGCAATGTATTTAATAACCCGATTGCCGCCGTTAAAGTCGCATTTTATGATATGGCGGTTACTGTTTTAAGCTATTTACAGAGTATAGCATCGGGACTGCAAAATTTATTAAATGCCATACCGGGTGTAAAAGTTAATTTAACATCCGGCATTGATAGCTTGATTGGCAAGTTTTCAGCGGCAGCGGAAAAAACAAAAAGTGAGTCCGGCTGGAAAGAATATGTTAAGTCAATGGATTATAAAGACTTAACAGGAGCGTACAGCGCTGGCTATGATAAAGGCTCAAACTTTAGCTTGTTTGGCGGTGGTGGCGGTGGCTTTGATTATTCAACATTCCAATCATCAGGTCTTGGTGGTATGGCAAACGATTTAAAGGACATCAAAGGTTCAACCGCTTCAATAGCAAAAGACGTTGATATGTCAAAGGAAGATGTAAAATCGCTTGTTGATATGGCTACAAGGCAGTATATAAACAAAGTCAATCTGACATCACAAACACCAATTATCAACGTAAGCGGACAGAACACAGGCAACACGCAAGCCGATAGAAAAGCCCTTGCGGATGCCATAAAGGACATTATAGTTGAACAGGCGGCGTCATCTTCGTACAGAAGCACAGCTATGCCGGTTTAAAAGGAGGTTTGGAAAATGCCGATCGAATACGGATTATTTTTCTCAAGAAAGACAGATGGTCTTGTTATTCGCCTTCCGATAAACCCCGAGGAACTTCCTGTTGTAAGGGAAACCGAAAACGATGATGAGAATGTCCTCGGCTTGGGTCCGATTATGATACCCCGAATACCCGGTTTAAGGACTATATCGATTAAAAGCTATTTACCGGGCAGAGTAGACCTAATGACTTTAACAAGTGGTTCTTTCAAAGAACCATATTTTTATATTAATTTTTTTGAAACAGCAATGCTGCAAAAACAGATAATCACCTATACCCCCGTTAGAGCATACGAAAACGGTGTGCCATATATGACACAGGACACAGGCTTTGATGTGCTTGTTACTCATTTTGAGTATACCGAAAAAGGTGGGGAAACAGGTGATTTTTATTTTGAATTGGAGTTGACGGAGTATAAAGACTATGCACCGCTTGAAATAACAATGACAGGCGAAACGGACACCGAAACAGGCGCACAGATAGCCACAACAGAGCAGACAAGGAGTATTCCAGAAGGTCAGTTGTATGTCGGCGCAAAATGTAAGGTTAATGGCAATTTCTATTATTCAAGCAATGGTGATGAACCGCACGGCAACGGCAACGGCAGAACTTGCGTTGTTTCAAGAATTATGGAAGATGCCAACAAAGAATATCCAATCCACATCAATAGCGAGAACGGCGGTGCTCTCGGATGGGTCAAAGCAAGTAGTTTAACGGTGGTGAGTGATAAATGACGGTTGAACTAATAATAGCGGAAAAACGCACAGGCAAGATATGGAACGCTTCAAACGCCACTACAAATATAACATATGAGACTAACCGCACAGGCAGTCCCGGCACGTTAAAATTTACTGTGCTGAAAAGCGGTACACTCTCATTTGTTGAGGGTGATGTTGTTAGATTTAGTGCAGATGGTAAACTTATATTTTTTGGTTGGGTATTTACTAAATCTAAAGACCGTTGGGGCAATATTGATGTAACGTGCTATGACCGTATGAGGTATTTAAAAGCGAATGCTTCATATAGCTTTTATGGTCAATCCGCTGGGGATATTATAAAGCAGATTGCAGATGACTTTCAGCTTGAGACTGCAGATATTGCGGACACTGGGTATTTAATACCTTCGTTGATAGAAACCGACCAAAGCTGCTTAGACATCATTCAAGGCGTGGTTGAGCAGACGTTATTAAACACAGGCAAGTTATACGTTTTTTATGATAATGGTGACGGCTTGTGTTTAACGGCTGCGGAGGATATGAAGTCTAATATAATGATTGGCGATAAATCACTTGTTTTAGACTACACCTATAAAACCGACATAGACGAGCAAACATATAATTCCGTTAAAATCGCAATGGCAAACGAGGAAACAGGCAAAGCAGATGTTTATGTAGCACGGGACACCGATAATATAGCACGTTGGGGCTTGTTACAGCTATATCAAAAAGTTGATAACGACAGTAACTCAGCACAGCTAAAAGCACAGGCAGAGGCAACATTGAGTTATTATAACCGCCGTTTGCGAACATTAAAAGTATCTTCGCTCGGCGTTCTTGGTTTAAGGGCAGGACAAATGATTTTAATGCAAATTGATAATTTGGGTGATATAAACTTAAATCAATGGCTTTTAATCGAGAAAATAACACACACTTTTGAAAATGATAAACACACGATGGATATTGAATTATACGAAATTTAGGAAGTGATAAATATGAACTTGGTAGATGCGTTGGTTATGGTGGCAGAGGGCGCAGCAAAAGCAAGCCAGCCGTGTGATTTAGACGTAGGTACGGTGGCAACTGTAAATCCTCTTAGCATAACAAGAGATGTAGCACAAGCCCCGTTGACCGAGGCTGTTTTAATTTTGACGGAGAACGTCGTTGAAAAGAAAATTCCAATTCTTGATCATACACACCATATAAACACACTGGGACATAAGCACACAAGCCCGGACGGCACTACATCAACCAATTTAACAGGCTCATATCAAACTTTAACTTCGCTGTTATCATCTGGCGGTAGTGACCAAACGCAAGCAATCATCTGCTATGAACACGGCAAGCCACTCCCTATTGAAAACGGCTTCATAATTCTTAATCGTGCGTTAAAGGTCGGGGATAAAGTGTTGTTGTTAAAAGTCCAAAAAGGGCAGAAGTTTATTATATTATCCCGAATTTTTGATTTTGAATAGAGGTGGTGGAATGGCAACTTTACCCGAAAGCAATATAAATTTAAAAAACGGCATTGTGTTTCAGCAGTCCCCGACAAAAACTTGGTATGTTGACCCGATAACGCACCAAATAGCAGGAATGTGTGACGGTTATACAGCCGTTAAACAGACGGTTGAGATAATTTTAAATATCGAGCGTTTCAGATGGCAGATTTACACACCGTATTTCGGTATGCAATGGGAAGGCTTGATTGGTGAAGCATACGGCTTTGTAGCCTCGGAATTGCAAAGAAGGTTGTTAGATGCGTTCTCGGTTGATGTGAGAATAACAGGCATAAGTGATTTTACATATTCTGTTGATAAAGATGTTATGACAGCGAGTTTAACTGTTAATACAGTATACGGAAATATTAAAAAGGAAATGGAGGTGAGGCTGACGTGATAGATTTTAGCAATAAAATATATTCAAATATTCTGAAAGAAATGTTGGATAAAGTCCCAAACTCCTATGATAAGCGAGAAGGCAGTATTATACAAACGGCAGTCGGTCCGGCTTCATACGCATTTGAAGAATTTTACTTAACTTTAAATCAAGTTCAGCGTGCCTCATTCGTACAAACTGCGGTAGGATCTTCTCTTGATAAAATTGCCGTTATTGCAAACATAAAAAGATACCCAGCTTCACCAGCTATCCGACTTGGAGTATTTAATCAGCCTGTTCCGATTGGTTCAAGGTTTTCTACAATCAATGGTGAGGCAAGTATAAATTTCATAGTAACCGCAAAGACAGATAATCCTAATCAGTTCCAATTAACAGCTGAAACAAAGGGCACAATCGGAAATGACTACACAGGCGAAATATTACCGATTACTTATATACAAGGTCTTTCAAAAGCCGAAATAACCGATATTTTAGTACCCGGTGACGATGAAGAAACCGATGACGAGTTCAGAGAACGCCTTATAACAGCGTTAAATGAAAAGCCCTTCGGCGGTAACGTGGCTGCATATCGTGAATTTGTCGGCGGTCTTGACGGTGTGGGCGGTGTTCAAGTTTACCCCACATGGAATGGCGGCGGCACTGTTAAATTATCGGTTATCGGTGCGGACTGGCAACCGGCTTCGACAACATTAATCAATAATGTTCAGAACGCAGTTGACCCACCACCCAATCAGGGGCTTGGGCTTGGTATGGCTCCTATCGGTGCAAAAGTAACGGTTGTAGCACCTACGGCAGTAACAATCAATGTTTCAGCTACGCTTACTTTATTGCCGACTTACGAAATCGGACAGGTGCAAGAACCGGTTGAAACAGCGATAAAAAATTATTTGCTTAGTATTCGTGAAAGCTGGGCAAAACCGATTGTGAACGGCGGTATTGAATACGCCTCAAATGTATTTATTGCACAGATTATAGCCGCAATCTTAAACGTAACAGGCGTTATAAACGCCACAAATGTTACTGTAAACGGCAATACAGCCGATATTGCATTAACGCAAACGAGCACAACACAGGAAGTGCCAGTTATGGGGACGGTGAGTTTAAATGTGGGAGCTTAATTCAAACATAATTGAATATTTACCCGATTGGTTTAAACAAATAGCCGACTTTGAAGAAATCTGCAAAACAGAAACAGAACAATTTGAAGTACTTGCAAACGCCATTCACGAAGTTGCTGATAACTTCTTTTTTAAAACAATGGATGAAAAAGCGGTTAATATGTGGGAGCAGATATTCGGTATAGTACCAGATTATACAGTAGAAACGCTTGATTTCCGCAGATTTAGAGTTTTAAACCGACTTACTACAAAGCCCCCGTTTACACTTGGTTTTTTGTATCAAAAGCTTGATGAAATAATAGGTGTGGGAGCTTGGACGGTAACAATAGACTATCCCAACTACACGCTTTATATCGAGAGCAGCTCAGAAAACCAACAGTATTATAACGAGGTTTTATATACGATAAACAAGATAAAGCCAGCTCATATTGTATACATCAACAAGCCTTTTACGACATCGGCAATGACCATTGACGAAAGCGTTGAGCTGTCAGAACTGGAATGGAATTATAGACTTAGTGCGTGGGGACTTGGTATAAATCCATTTGTTACTTCAAAAATGAAAGAGGTGTTGGTTATGCCGTCACAGCAGAGCATACAACAGCAATTATTAAATTCAACTGCGGAGAGTGTTATTAATATAGTAAATTCCGCAAGAATAAACGGCACAACTGTTATTAACACTCTGACAAAAGAAGCAAGAGCAAACAAAGCGGTTATTCAATACAAAGTAAAAGAGGCACAGGCGAAAACAGTTACACAGATTGAATTATTGGACATAAACGGCAATGTATTAACAACATCCGGCGTTTATGTACCTATCACAGACGAAGCTGTTTTCACACATTATTTACCAATCGAGGAG